TCCTTTCTTTTTGTGATAATATTCCTTGGCTTTTGCTCTTTTTTGTTCCATGAATTGAGGGTCTCTTTCCTTTCTCTCATAATAATATTTTTTTCTTTGTTCATTAACTTTATCCTTGTTATTGTCTCTATATTTCTTAGTTGCTCTTTTCTGGCTGTCAGTATAAGAACTATATTTGATGGTAATTTTTTCATCGGACATGATATTTATAATATGTATATATATAAATTATTCTTTAAGCCCATTATATATATATTTATTTGTCCATCATTTTTACTCCTACTGGGATTTTCATCATATCTATTCCTCCTTTTTCGTCTTCGTTTAATATTCTTTCATAATCAGAATGTGTTTGGGATAAAACATCAACCGATTTCCTCATTGTTGGGTCTTCACTTAAAAAGAAATGTTTTAATATATATTCATTCTTTTTCCAATCAATAGAGGTGTTTAAATCATCAAACATATCCAAAAATGCATCAATATCATTATATAAATCACCGGTTCTATATTTATTTGAACATACAAAATGAGCACATGCTAAACAAAAAAAACCACAAGCATTATTCATCAAACTTTGAATATCTTTATGAGTATAGGGACAATTAATCTTTGTTTGTTTTATTACTGATTTTTTGATATTTTCGGGTGGATTACATCCATAAGGGTCAAAATAGATTGGTTGTAATTTACCATTAGGGGTTTCCCTTATATATAACATAGTCCAATGTGTACCTTGATTTTGATTACCATCGTCATCCTCACTATCTTCCATATTTACAATATATACTTTATTTGTTCTTAATTTTGATGGTAATTCATCCTTGAAAAAACATCCTTCTAATGGTATATTCATTTTTTGAGATAAGTCGTTTATTTGAGTATCTGTAAGCATAGTATAATATTTATAGTATATATATAATTCTTTATATTATATTATTATAAAATTATACTCTTTTTAATTGTCTTGGCATATGAACACTCCCGCCTCTTGTTTCTGTCATTTGTGTTGTTTTACCAAGTCCTATAGGATGAAATTCATATTTTTTAACTTTTGCATTAAATCCTCGTCCACTTATTTCGTTTGTATCTAATTTTAAAGCATTTGGTACATTACTACCACCAAAATAAAAAGGAACTTGATATCCTCCGCTTTGCATTTGAACATTATTATTAGTAAATTCTGGATTTTGAACCTTGGTCCAATTGTTATAAAAACCACTCATATATATATAATGTACTATAAATCAATAAGTTTTTATATTAATATGATAAACTTGATAAAAGTTCTAATAATTCATTTACTTCATTTTTTGGTAAATAACCATTTCTTGATAATTTCATTATTAATCCTTTGAATTTTTTGACTAATTCACGACTATCATTACCACTTAATATTTCACCTTTCATTTTTTCAAATTCGTGAAAATCTTTATCTAATCCGTCTTTAGAAGGAACTGGAACGCTTAGTTTATCTTCTAAATTTGATTTTGACACCAATTTATATAAATATTCTTGTTCTTCTTCTGTTAATTTACTCATATCATTAAATTTTGGTATTCCTCCTCCAACAATTGTATTTAATACACTTTTAAACCCATCACTGATATGCCTACTTGGTAAATCTGGTATATTTGTTCTTGAGTTATTTCTTCTTATTGTTAAAATATTCTTTTCATTCATTTTCTTTCTGTTTATTTCATTTATACCAAAACCAATATAATTGGGTGGTTTTTCAACTTTAATTATTCCTGCCCCTCTTGGTCTTCCTCTTCTCTTTTTTTGTTTTATACCATCGCCTTGAACATATGTTAATTCAGGATGTTGTTGATTATTTCCTGGTTGATTATTTCCTGGTTGATTATTTCCTGGTTGTGCTCCCATATTACCAAAATTTCTTTCTCCATATTTTTGACTAAGTTGCCTCCCTATAATATTTTTTCTTGCATGTAATGCATGTAATTGTTCATTTTCTGCCCGGCTCATTGTTCCTTCATTTTCCATATCTCTTATTTTATCATCAATAATATTATATTCTCTTAAAAGTTCTTCTCTACCGCTTTCTATTGTTTCAAAATTTAATAATTTTGGTAGTATTTCTTGTGTAAAATCTCTTAATGTATCCATTCCTTCTTTTGTATCAAATGCTCCAAATAAACTTTTTAAACCATCTAATCCATCATTCATATTTTTAATTGTATCTGGTCTATAATTTTGACTGTTTATTGAGATATCATAATATTTATCTATCTTTTTAATTATTGTATCAACTGCATTAAATTTTGGTAATTTTTCCAAAAGTTTAAAATATCTTCTTATAATTTGTAAGTCAATTCTGGGTAAATTCAATTGATGAATATATGCATCTCTCGCGTTTCCTTCATTATCTTCTGCTTTAACACCGGGTATAAGTGTTCCTGATATTTGTTTATTTAATAATGACATTTGATTAGATGATGGTAATGAATATGAAATATCTGATATAATATCTACAATATTATTTAATTTCTTTGTCATTGGTCCTGGTGCGGTGTCACTTGTTTTTAATTTTCTCAATATATGTTGTAATTGTACTAAAATTTGTGATAAATTATCCGCGCTTACAACTTGAGTTCCAATTGTTGTTGATGATGTTGAATTCATATAACTTCTCATACTTTGTATTTTTCCTTGTGTTTCGCTGTACATATTTTGAATAAATGTCACAATACTATCAATGTCACTGTTTTCATATGCTATTCCATAAGGATATAATTTCTTTAATTCTGACACAATTTCTTCTACTCTTTGTGCATAAAACCTAAATAAAGAATTACTAACATTTAAAGGGCTTGATAAAATTTTATTTGTTATTGCATACGCTACTGCTGGTTGGGCTATAGGTGTCATTTTATCCGATATATCTCTTTTAAGTTTTTCTACATCTTCTAACTTTTCAGTTGTTGTTCTTGTATCTATCATTTGAGATACTGTTGGTAATTGTCCTGTCATCAAATAATTTTTATTTGCTTGTAAATTCATATCGTTAATTTGAGACTGTAAATTTAAAGTTTCCATATATTCATTTCTGAATTTATTTTCGTCACTTTGACTATTAATTGGTTGTCCACTCATATTATGTTATAACATAATATGGATGATTTTTTAAATTTATTTATATAAAACACCATTTATACATTATAAATGGGTAAATTACTATAATCTATGGAAGGATTATCAAATATTTGTGAGTTTGCTATTTCATTAAATTCCTTAATTATATCCTCATGTGAAATATCATTATAAGTATGCATTATTAATTGTAATTTATCTTTTTCCTTTTGACTCATATTGTAAGTATTGGTCATAATAGATTTTCCCATTTTATGTAATGATACACATTTAACCCTATTTATCATTTCTTTATTATAATTATATTCTTTAAGTTTTTTATCTGCTTCTTCAATTTCTCTTAATTGTGTTTCAATTGTTAATAACCCATCATCAGTTAATTCTTCGGGTTTATACTTTGCTTTTAACTCATCTAAATAAGGATTTGGAAGGGGTTTTATGTCTGTATCTTTCTCTTTCTCAAGTGGTTTAAAATAATTTTCATCTTCTACTAAAAAATTATTTTTCTTTGGTTTGATTTTACTGTATATTAAGTCCATTATATATACTAATTATATAATCAACTTTTTAAATGGGTTTATTAACATTTATTTTAGCGTCATGAATTATTATCAATTCTTTTTCCCTCTGCAACCCCTGTTCTTTTGTTTCACATGGATATTTTTCTATGATTTCTATTTGAAATTCTGTCCATCCATTCATACTTCTTATAAACTGATAAAGGGGATAATTGTATTTTTTAGAACGTCTATTATTACAATTTTTTTTATGTTGAGATTTGCGCCTTGAAAAATTAATTGTTGAACCAACATAACACAAAGTTGGGTCTTTGATGAGATATATCTTATATATTGTAAATTTACTGTAATCACTCATTATTCTCATGATTGAATATATAACTATTATTTTATATTATTTTCTTTTAGCATCTCTTGCTGCTTTCATCTTTTGTCCCCATTCTTTCGCTTCTTGACTTCCTTTCTTTGGCCTCAATCCAAATCCTAAAGCATCAACCAAATTTCCTGTTCTTTTAACTAAGTCTCTCATTTCTTGTTTTGATTGTTTTGACTGCTTTCTTTCTGTTTCTTCCAATAATTGTTCTAAAGATGTGTTTCTTGCTCCTGAATATCTTGTTGAGGGATGTTTTTTTATAATTTCAACTTTCATTATTGTGTCATTATTATTTTTTCTTGGCCTTCCTCTTTTCTTCTTCTTTAAGCCACTACCCATTAACGCTTGAGCACTGCCTTCCTTTTGTTGATAAGGTGTCGTTTTTATTTTAATTTCATCATCATAAGTGTCATCTTCACCTGTATAAATTGGTGCATTGCTTATATTGTCGTTTTT